GGGGCCTTCCGACCCAAGTATTGGATACTTGAGCGGTACACGCTTCACCAGGCACTGACTTCGAAAGAAAAGAAGCACAGGGATGTACCACCGAAGCCTGTCGATTATACTTCTATGTCTATCTCTTCTATAGATTTGCGCCATGATTCCACTTTAGGATCATCCTTACCTTCACTGACGGACCCTTTAGGGTTGTCGTCATTTTGGCTTGGGTAGTCCAATGGTAGTTTCTGGGGACATATCGATAGATTTGATCTCGACTAGTGTTGTATAAAAGACTAGCTAGGGCAACATCTCCCGTCTCGTGAAAACCCTCTCCGCTCAAACCGTATGCGGGTCGTAAGGTCTCCACGTCTTTCTAATCACCTCCAGGGAGAATTTTCTGGAGTTAGATGAAGGCAATCCTTGCTCCTCCGCCGGATCCATGCATTATGGCAACCGTCAGTAGGTTAATAGGTAGTCTTAAGGCCCGGTCTCGGCATTATTTCATCCGAGGACCCCTTAACTATTCTATTCCTCTGACAGATCCTAATGGGACTGTACGGACGGAGTGAGGCGACGTACGCAAACTTTCCAAGCATCTACAGGTAGGGTACTCTCTACCCCAAGTTAGATTGCCGAAAGGGCCAACCTTCGCTCAGGATAGATAATTCTATCCATAGTAGCAAGGAAGCTGCGACATGTCATGCTGCCTCCGGTACACTACAAACCAAAGCGAGTCATAGAGTAATATCATGAGGCTCTATAACTTCCTTCCCTAGTCTTATAGTTGTATATAGGGGTGATTATTAGCAATACTTAGAGGTATTATTACATCCTCGGTGGATAACCACCTACCCGAACGTTCGTATCGGGCCGCTTGGGATGTCGTTTTACAACTTTGTAAGGTTATAATCCCTTCCGTCTACAACTATACTAAAAGGGTGTATACTTGATTGAGATCCCGGTTACAGGCCTAACTTGATTTTCGAGTTGGCCTCAAGCTAGTTTCTCTTTCTCATATACAGGAATTTATAGGGCCCCAGCCATCGCTTGAGGAACACATTTGGCGGAAACAGACCCTTACAGGTCCGCTAACCCATTTGTGCCCTCGGGCATCAAGCTGGATACATGGTACTGCCCTGTGGCAAGCAATTCTCTTCACCTAAGAGAGTGCAGAAAGGCACTCTCGTGGGAAGAGTCTTGGTCCATAGCTACCCGGTCGATTCCTGTTGTTTCTTCAACAGGTCGGGCAGACTCTTCTAGGAAGCTTCGACGTCGATCCTCAAGAATTTCCGTAGGCCATCTGAATTTCTCCAAATGGTCCACAGGTTCAAGAGAACCAGCGTGGAAAGATGAGCAAGGGGCGAGCTCCGACTCCTCCGTTTGAACTATAATCAGCTCTACGATTAATCGTCGTATTACTGGACTATAGTCAACAAAGGCAGTTGGTCTCTCCTCCTTACTTTTCTGCTCTAGTAGTTTTATAGAGCGCTTCACGATAGCTGACTCGGCCAACAGAGTTGACCGATCCGACTCCATGGAAAACACCCCACGGCCAATAAAGAATTTAGACAGCCCCTTCGCGAGCAACTCATCAGGGAATTCAAAACCCCTAATGGATTGATCGTAAAGAGCTGCTAGACAATTTATAGCCGGGAGCCAGAGAGACGTGACAGCGGGGGAGACACCGCTAGAAAAGTTCGCTGCGGACCACGAGTGTACTTTTTCAAGTATACCCGGTAGTTCACTTTGAAATTTTCTAAGGTCCCGTTCTACTACCTCTATCTTAGCCAACTCGCCTACTCATCTGAGTAAGAGAGAGGGAGAATAAAAACTCCTAAGCTTCGGTAGATCAATGCCTACAAACTCGAAGACATCAAGAAAGTCTTCGTAGAAAGTGACATTGATTCCTAACTCTGAAGGATTCATTCCTTTCAAAGATTGGAAGTAATGGAACACCTTATACAACTTTAAGATCCTTCCAGCTTGCGCCGGTCGGCCTTTGAGTTTCATAAGGGAAAGGACCATGTCTCACTCCTGTTGTTCTCCGGAGTGGACCCATCCATGTGTTGCTTGGTTGCGAAGGAACCCATAAAGAAGAGAATATCTCTTCCAAGTGGAATCCAAGCCCCCAATACTAAAAGGGGTTACTTCTTGTCTACATATTACCCATCTCTTTGCAAACTCATATGAATCTTTCGATACATGTGTTTTCGCGACAGAGTAAGGCATATCTAGAGCAAAAAGTAATCTTTTGTATTCTATAGCTACGGCCGTAGAAGCAATAACTACATCATCACCAAGAATTACATATTGTTTGAACATCTTGCGATGTCCACACAGATATGCAGCTCATTGGACGATGAAGTGGTGCGTAAATGCCATGGACGCCCATGAGGAATACGCTCCCATTGGTTGACCTACCGAATATTTGATAGGTTTTCCATCAAGGAGATATTCCCTATGAGTGAGTAAGCGAGCCCAGCACGACGCCTTTTCGTCACCAATGATAAATGACATTATGTCTCTTTGGAGTCATAACGGCATACGATCAGTGGCAGCGGAAAGGTCCATGCTGTAGAAAGGCCCAGGAAGTTTAGATAAGAGTCGAAACTTTCCTTGATCAAAGGTACAGTCACAAGGTAATCTACGCAAACGATTCATAAGAATCGAATGTATAGGTTTCAATGTGGTCTGTGTCCAATAATCAACGATTGCAACGATTCTAGTCTTTCCCTCCTTATCGCTGAAGTAAGAAATCTTCCCAAGAGAACTATTGATACTTCCCCTTGGACCAAACTTCTCAAGAGTACTCAGTCAGTTAGCAAGGCGGCCTCCACCTATCGTCTCTATTTCACGACGATAGGAATACAGGACAGCCGTCAGCTCTTTTACTGAGCTCAAGAGGGCTTGACCCAACGGACCCGCCTTCGTTGTAAAATGAAAGCGAGTCCAGGATGTATCAACAGGTGCATATGTATGTTGACCCAACATCTTCATTACCTCCCGCAATACTAAGGGGTTAATTCACCTTAGGATTGCCTGAGTTGGTGAAGTTATTGTGCTAACATCCACTGTCGGTTTTACCATTATTCCCCGTAAACATGATAACAACGTTAAAACATAACGTATGTGATCACGCTCACCTGGAGTAATGATACGACTTTCAGGTAGGACTATTCTCATACCAAGGATCCAAATTGGCCATCCTTGATGGAGTTTAATCTTACTATGCGCCTGCGTCAGAGGTTCCCCAGTAAGGTATCGCAGAACTGCGATGCGAGTCTCCTTGACATATTTTATCGTCTCAGAGGCTCCCTCACTTTGGAACTTATGGCGTAGATCCCTGAAGAAAATTTCTGCTTCAGGACGTAGAAGAGTATGTGTAGATGACAGATACGTCTCAAGGACAAATAGAGTCAATGACTCTATTCTCCCAAGACTAGTATTATGTTTCTTACTCATACTAACCTAGGTCCCTGCGGTACCTTTCTGCTCAGCCCCTTTTCTTTCAACACCCACCAACCAACTACGTGTATAGTATTCTATACAAAAGTTAGAAGGACGTGGAGCCTAACTAATCCAGTGTATGGTATTCCATACATATAATCGATTAGAGGGAAGTTGAGAAGAGGAAAAGGCCTTACTGAACGGTAAACCCTGCGGAACAACAGAGTCGCACAACCTGCG